TAAGACCACGCAGCGTCCATTCTGAGAGAAGAAACAATGGAGGAGAATTGGCTAATGTCATTCAGCATTGTCAGCTTCCAGAAGTTCCTTGAAACGAGCAGGGGCTTCTTCCTTCCATTCGGCTAAAGCTTTGTCAATGTCCTCTTCGGAAATAAACGCAGCTTCGTCAATGCCTCCCAGAATGCGCCCTTCCACTTTCATAGGGGCGGCATCTCCTTTGAAATAGGAGGCTTGTTCCTTCTTGCCGCTGAATGCTTTTTCCATTGAACCATGCTTGCGCTTGCACAGTTCTTTGTACTTGCGCGTGACGTAGGCACCAGCAACGGCACTAGGCCACACTTTGAACTTAGCTTTTGCTGCAGCAATCGCTTGTTGATGAAGCTCTTTGTCTTTGAACTCGGCATCTTCTTTTACTTTCTCTAGGTCGCCTTCTAAGAGCAAGCCAGCCGAATCTTCTACTTCGCGGCTGCCGTCCATTGGCAAAGTGCCATTCTCCTCGTTCATTGGATCGCGCCCGCCAGGAGGCACTTTCATTTTGCCCCCTTCCTGAGTGGAACCACCCCCTGCTTGAGTAGGAAGTTCACGAACCACCGATGGATCAAGAGTGAGTTCCATTGACCACTCTGTGCCCCCATAACGGGCATCCGCCACTTCCTTCGGACTCAGTACGCCAAGCTGAATGTAGCGCCCGTCTACGGCTGCCACGCGAGCACGCACGTCTGCTTTTTCCCTTTCGTTCAGCTCGAAGAGGTCGTTGAAATGGATGCGCCATGAATCTGGCACTTTCCCATTGGTGGGACCGTCCTTGCTCAGCATGATCATCTCAACTAGCTGCTGCATGGGGCGCTTGAAGTGGGCGCTTTGATAATCACCAAGCATTTTTGCAAAGTCTCGCTCTTCGCTCCTGCCAGTAGAACCAAGACCGCCAGGGCTTTCCCCGAAGAGAATAGTATGGGGAATTTGTGAAGCGCCAATAATGTCAATGCGAAGCTTTTCAAGGATGTCGCCTATACCCCCAAAGTTACGACTAATAAATTCAAGCTCCTCTTTCTCGGCATCGATTGCGTAGCCACGATAGACGCTCTTGCTCATATCATTTAGCACTAAACGATCACGCACGTCTTGCTCTTTGCCAGCGGCAAGCATGGTGGACAGGCCGCGAAGTTTATGCACAAAGATGTCAAACTCCGTGAGAAGCGTTGCGGCAGAGCTAATGCCCGTTGAATAAAAGCGGAAGCTGTCGTAAACCGGCTGAAGGGCACTCATCCCCCATCCATAGTTCCTTTGCCTCACACGATACGGGAGCCACTTGCCGTCGAATCTGAGGATTCTATCTTTGTGAATGCGAGTTAACTGTGGTTGACGAATGAGGTCGCCCGAAATAATTTGATAGTACGTTGCCTTGGAGTAGTCGTACAGTGCTTCTTCATTGATTACTGGCGCGATTTGCCAACGGTCGAGCACTTCCATGCCTTCAACACTGCGAATGTTGCGCCTGTCTACGGGCTGATCAGCAGCGCGACCATCGTCGATGTAGAGCAGAATGACAGCACCGCCAAACAATCGAGCGTTTTTACAAGCAAGACCAAGATTTTCAAGGATGTACAAATCTTCTATTACTTGCTCAATGCCCGTCAGTACTTCCGCCTTCGCCCCCTCTCCACCGAACAGCACCTTGAAACCCTTACGAGTGGCCTGTTCCGCGACAATATCTACGATACGCTGAGGAATCCACATGCCATAAAGGTTTTCAAGCTCCTCTTGTCCCAGGAAAACCAATGGAGTGGTAGTGGTGTAACGGCTTTTGTCTCGACTTCCTCCCATGCCCGTCAAGGCATTCACAAGCCCGTCCACTCGTAGGCTTTCGTCACCGTTGTGCCCAAGATTTACAGTGTCTTCCACTCTGCTCGTTACGATGTATTGCGCTTATGCTAGCGAATGGCTACAGTGGCCATGTCGTTCTTTTCTTTATGCCCACTCCCATTGAATTTGTCTTCACCGAGGAAGAGCGTCAGCAAGCAATGGAGGAAGGACTGCGCAGGCAGGGCTTTAATGAAAGCAAAGGTTTACGAGGGCGCAATGGTGGTGCGTGGCAAGGGAGCAAGGCGTTGGATATTCATTTGCTTGGCGCAGCAGGGGAAATGGCCGTGGCATCTTTTCTTAGCATGAAAGAACATTTGTACCAAGAAACGGAAGCTCGTCGTGGCTCAGATGACTTGCCTGGTGGTATTGATGTGAAAACCAGATCAAAAGCGCGCTACGATTTGATTGTGCAAAAGAGCGCAGACCCTAAGAAAAAGTTTGTGCTTGTGACCATAGAAAGCCAGCAGACGCTGCTCTGGGGTTGGTGTTATGGTCATGAAGCTTTACAAGAGCGGTTTTGGGCCGATCCTGCACGAGGAAGGCCCGCCTACTTCGTAGGAAAAGAACACTTACGCCCCATGGAGACTTTGAAATGACTAAGAAAGACCCAAATCGCTTCTATGTCTATGCGTATTTAAGGTCTAAGGACTCTGAACACGGCAAGAGACTAACGCCTTATTACGTTGGCAAGGGCGCACGAGATAGGGCGACTTCCAAATGCCGAACCGTGCACAAGCCGTCTGATCCATCTTTTATTGTTTACATCCAAGAAGGCATGACAGAGCAAGAGGCCTTTAACCTTGAAAAGTATTGCATTGCTCTTTATGGGCGCATTGACAAAGGCACTGGCATTTTGCGCAACTTAAGTGATGGTGGAGACGGCCCTAGTGGGACTATTTACTCCGAGGAAAGGCGTAAAAAACTTGCAGAGTGGTCAAGAGGGCGCACTCATCCGCCTGAAGTTAGGCGCAAAATCGGAGAGGCACAAATGGGCCCCAAAAACCACGCGTGGGGAAAGGAGATGCCAAAAGAAACGCGTGACAAGATTTCCAAGGCAAACAAAGGACTGCGACGGTCGGATGAATCTCGCCGTAACATTGCAAAAGGCAAGTGCAAATACAAATGCGTTTTCGTGAGCCCTACAGGACAGATTCATCACGTTGATAATCTTCATCAATTTTGCCTAGAGTACAAATTGCATCGAACCTTGATACTCCAATTAATCAGAGGCGAGCGAGAGCATTACAAAGCTTGGACTGTTGAATCAGTAGAAATTTTAAGGTGACCAAACTTCGCTGTTCAGAATTTGCACGCCACGCACTTGGCGTGGAATTATGGCCTAAGCAGAGACAAATTCTTGACAATCTATTTGAAAACAATATCAATCACGCTATCTGGGCGCTAGGCAGACGCAGCGGGAAAACTTTTATGAGCGCAGTGGCTGCTGTCTACATGTGCTTCGTGCAAGATGAATTTTTCATTAAAAAAGTAAGGAAGGGAGAAAAGTGGTACATCATTGCAGTGGCCAACGATTTAGGCCAGTCCAAGATTGCGCTTGACAACATAAGACAACTCATACTAAATAGTCCATTTAGAGAGGAAATTACTAGGGAAACTTCCCTGGATATTGAAATTAGTAATAACTGTATTTTCCAGGCTATACCTGCTTCGGCCAGGGCTTCTCGTGGTAAAGCAGTAGTGGCAATTTTGCAAGATGAGTTGGCATTTTCTATAGAAGGCGACATGAATAGGGGCGCGGAAGCTATGTACAACGCGCTGTCTCCATCTATTGCGCAGTTTGGAAAGTACGGCAAAATTATTGAACTTTCTTCCCCATGGCTCACCTCAGGATTATTTTTTGACCACTTCAAACAAGCCGAAAGTGGCGAATTCCCTGGGATGGAGGCAAAACAGATCCCCACGTGGGAGATAAATCCATCGCTTCCATGGGGGTGTGACTTTCTGGAAAGAGCCAGAAAGAAGGATGAAGAGAGCTTTCAAATTGAATTTGGCGCTCAATTTCGGCGTAACAACTCTGTACTCATTGCGCCTGAAATTGTTGATATAGCCGTAAACAAAGAACGTAACACTTTACCGCCTAACCGTGAATACATGGGCACATATGTACTTGCATTGGACCCAGCTCGCGGAGGAGCAGGAAGAGACTCTTACGTGGCTTGTATTGTTCACTACGAAGGCGAACGATTAGTCGTAGACAAATTCCACACTTTTGATGCTAATTTTGAGATTGCTGGAAAGAAAGAAGTAAACATTGCGCAGGTAGAGCTATGGATAGAAGAGCACCATCGCATTTATGATTTTCAAAGTATCATCTTGGACCAGTATAATTCAGCGGGCACCATCCAAAATATGGCCAAAAATTATCCTATTGCGGAACTTGTTTGGTCGGTGAGTACAAAAATGAAAGCTTTCAATAAGACTAAAGAACTTTTCAATGCTGGCCTTATTGAGCTTCCTAATCATAAAGAAGCCATCAAGCAGCTCAAGAACCTTAGTGTCATTTATAGGAGCAGTGGGCAATGGTCAGTAACTGGCGGGAAAGAAAGTTCAATCGACGATTTGGCATTTGCGCTGGCTGGAGCTATTCTTGAAGCCTCCAAAGATTCAGACGTGGATTGGATTAATTCTCTGGTGCGGTGAGCCATTAGAATTTTCAAGAATTTGCATTATTCTCCTTTCGTGAAAAAGACTCTCTTTGATCTCTCGCTAAAGGAGGCATCATATCTTATTGCTTTGTTGGAAGCCAATAGAC